AGAAAACGCGCTAACGCGGTCGCAAGGCTGCCGTTCAAGCCTTACCTCCGATCAGCGGACGGTTCCCGCGAGGATGCGCGCGACACGCAGTTCGGTGCGTTGATGGCGCACCCGAACGATCGCCAAGATCCGGTGTTTTTTTGGGCGTGGACGCAAGCGACCCGTGACATTTACGGTGAAGCGATCTGGGTGAAGATCCGGGACTTGAATAAGCGCGTTCGAGCGTTGTGGCCGATGCATCCCACGAACACGGTCACGTTCCGTGGTGAAGACGGGCGGTGGAAGTACAACTTCACTACCGGTGCCCGGAACGTTCCGCTGTTGCCGACGTTCGATGAAGCTGACGTGGTGCACTTCCGGTCCTACAACCCGGAGAACACTGAGCGGGGCATGTCGCCGATGGAACCGCTGCGGCAGACCCTCCTCGCGGAGGACGCTGCCAGGCGGGCGCAGACAGCGATGTGGGCGAACGGTGCCCGTCCGGGGTTGGCGTTGACGACCCCCAACAAGCTGTCTGACACGGCATACAACCGGCTGGTTGCGACGTGGGACAACAAGCATTCCGGTGTCGATAATTGGGCGAAGACGGCGATCCTCGAAGAGGGCCTCGTACCCAAGCCGATCAGCTTGACCGCGGAGGAGATGCAGTACATCTCATCCCGGCAGTTGAACCGTGAAGAGGTCTGCGCGGCGTACGACACTCCGCCGCCGGTTGTTCACATCCTCGACCATGCGACGTATTCGAACATCACCGAGCAGATGCGCTCCATGTACCGGGACACGATGGCGCCTGTTTGTCTGGGTCTCGAGGCGACGGTGCAAACCCAACTGGTGCCTGACTTCACCGCCGTTGATGGTGACATTTACGGCCGGTTCGACATGTCCGAGGTTCTGCGCGGGAACTACGAGGCGCGGATCGCGGCGAACGCCCAGGCGATCGGCACGGGGCAGATGACCCCACAGGAAGCACGGCGACACGAGAACCTCCCCGACATCGAAGGCGCCGACCAGCTCCTCGTCAACGCGGCCCTGATCCCGCTGAAAGTCATCGAGGCGATCAGCCCCGCGACCGGTGAGGACACGCTCCTCGTGCCGCAGCGCATCAAGTCGTTGACGCCCCAACAGGGCCGGGCCGTGCAGGGCCGCATATCGCGGGTGAGCACCGTTGACGAGATCGACGCGGTGACGCTAGCCGCTGACTTGGGTGAGGCGTCAGAGACCGTGCTGGGGCTTCTGTATGCGGCTAAGGCTCGAGGCGCGGATATTCGCACGTTCCGGCAGTGGATCAACGCATCGATCGACGAATTAGACATGAAGGAGCTGACCGCATGAGTGGTCGCACCATAACTCGCAACCAATTCGCGGTCACGAAGACCCTCGCCGCGGTAACGGTCGGCCCGGATGACACATCCGATGGGCCGGGGACGTTCAGCCTGATCCTGTCCACCGACGCGGTTGACCGTGACGGCGAGGTCGTCGAATCGGGCGCGTTCAATCCGCTGCCCGATCACATCAGCATGGACCTTGACCACGGAATGAGCGTTGCGACGACGGTCGGGTCTGGGAAGCCGTTCTACAACTCCGCTGGGCAGTTGCAGGTCGATGGCACATTCGCCTCCACCGAGCTGGGGCAGAACACGCGCACATTGGTCCGCGAGGGTCATATCCGGACGGCGTCGGTTGCGATGATCCCGCGGCAGAAAACGAAGTCCGCTGACGGCAAAACAGTGCGGATCGTGTCCGCGGACATTCTCAACGGCGCGTTCACGCCTGTCCCCTCGAACACGACCGCGACGATCCTGTCAGCGAAGTCGGTTGAGGAGCTCGCCGACCTCAAGGCGGGTGCTCGCAACAGCGCATCCGATAGCAGGGTGATTCAGCAGATCCACGACTTGGCGGCCGGTCTCGGCGCGGTCTGTGGCGACGGATCATCCGAAGAAGGCAAACACGTCCACGAATCCGAGACGAAGAACGTCGATGAGTCAGCCGCCGTTGACGCCGCCGACTCTGCCGCCGCCCAGGCCGCCGCAGAGTCCGCCGCTGACACCGCCGCACAAGACGAAGAGACGGTCAAAAGCCTCGCCGCTGGCGCCATAAAGGCATACGTCAGCTTGTAATACCGCTCGACCTCAGCCCGAGACCAATTCCGGTGATCGGGCTATCCGTGCGCGCCTGCGCGCCATTGAAGGAGAACCACTAATGCCTGCTTCCTACCAGGCCACCCTCCCGGCGCAGACCGCCGGAGGTGGTGATTCGACCACTCTCATCGCCACGATCGAGGGCGCCGAGGACACCAACGGCCAGATTGTAGGTCTTGTTCTCACTCCTCCTGCTGGTTACTCGACTGTCACCGGTGTCGCGACGAACAACGTGACGTTCACGTTCCGTCAGCTTCGCGCCGGCGTTCTCGTACAGACCGTCGGCGCGGTCACTCTCGCGGTCGGAAACAACCTCGTCGCCGAGACGCCGCTGAGTGTGCCGATCACCGTCCCCGGGGTCGTGATCCAGCCGAACGACGTGGTCGACGTGGTGATGCACCAGAACGGCACCGGCCTCGCCGTCGCTATTGGCGTGCAAGCCGAAGTCCAACTCGTCTAACTACCCCTTCGACTATCCCTGAAAGGGGTAGAACCAACATGCCTACTCTTCTTGAGGCCCAGGACATTGTCCGGGACCTTTCCACGAAAATGCTCCACGTTGTCGAAGACGCCGATATGCCGACGTCGGAGAAGGCCGCGAAGCTCAAGGCGTATCAGCCTGAGCTGGAGAAGGCCCAGTCTGAGGTCGCTGACCTCAAGCACGTCGACGAGACCCTGAAGGCGCTTCGCGGTGCCGGTGTCGCCGATGACAAAACCAACGACAACGTGGCAGCCGAGAAGCTCGCTGACACGCGAGTTAAATCGATCGGTGAGCAGTTCGTCGATTCGATCGCCGAGCAGCGGAAGGCTCTTGGCGGGTTCGCTGGGAAGCGGTTCAGCACCGGTCACGCCGAGCTGAAGGCGACGATCTCCGAAGGTACGTCGGCTGCGAATGGTCCCGGTTGGGCTGCGATCCAGACCCCGACCGTCCTTCCGGGTCTGGTGGACATCAAGCGTCTGCCGCTGACGGTCGCTGACCTGTTCCCGCAGGGTTCGACTAACTCGCCGCTGCTGCGGTACGTGATCCAGGCCGGATACACCAACGCCGCCGCGTTCACCTCTGAGGGTGCGCTGAAGCCGGAAGGTTCCCAGACGCTCGCGGTCGTGGATGAGACTCTGCACAAGATCGCGGAGACCTACCACGTCACCGACGAGATGATGGAGGACTTCGAGCAGCTCCAGTCGTTCCTGAACGCCCAGCTGCTCTGGGACGTCAAGTCCGCTGAAGAGATCGGGTTGCTGTCCGGCAACGGCACCGCACCGAACATCCTCGGAATCCTGAACCGGTCAGGGTTGTCGACCACGTTCGTCAAGGGCTCCGCGTCGACGAACGGTTTGGGTACTAACTCGCCGTCTACGGATAACGACATGGACGGTGTTTACCGGATGATCACCCAGCTTCGGGTGAACTCATTCATCGAGCCGGACCACATCGTGATCGACGCCGCGTCATGGCAGAACGTCGCCCTGACCAAGTCGTCGCAGGGCGTGTACTACGCCGGCGGGCCGTTCATGAACGCGGGCAACCCGAACCTTTGGGGTCTGCCTGTAGTCGTTACGCCGCGCATGCCGGCCGGTACCGCACTGGTAGGCAACTTCGCGGTTGGTGGGCAGATTTTCCGCAAGGGCGGCATCACAGTGGAAGCGACCAACACCAACGAAGACGACTTCGTGAAGAACTTGGTCACGATCCGCGCGGAGGAGCGTCTGCTCCTCGCCGTGTACCGGCCGAACGCTTTTGGTGTCGTCACCGGTCTGTAGTCGGACGGCGCCCCCGTCACGGCGGGGGCGCCACCCCACTCTTTGAAGGAGAAATACATGCCGGTCAAGGTCACGCGAGTGAAGCAGGCTCCCGCCGAGATCCGTTTCGAGCAACCCGAAGGCCCCGAAGTTGTCGGGTCGGATAAGCCGGTCTTGGAATCGACCGGTTTCCATGAGAAGAACCCCGGCAACGACGTAGTCGAGGCGACTTGGCACGCTCCCGATCAGACGGGTATGCCGGTGCCGTTCGAGCAGCCTGGCCCGCAAGTCGTTCAGCTCGAGGGCTGGGACTTCACCGAAGACGAAGACGTCGAAGAGCCCACCGATGAGGTCGAGGAAACGAAGCCGTCAGTCAAGATCGTCACCCCGCCCAAGGGTGTCACTGCACCCTCGTCGAGCACCCCGGGTGCCGTAACTAAGTAGATGAGGGCGGCATGTACGACCTCAACTCGGTAATCACCATCCCGGGGCTATTCAAAGACAGCTCCGTTCCGACCCCGCAGCTGATCGACCCGTCGAATGTGACGCTGACGATTCAGTTGCCGGATCTAACTAGCGTCGTCCTGAATAGCTCGAGTAATCCACCCGTGAATCATCCAGGTGTCGGCAACTTCAACGTCGCCTATCGGCCGTCGCAGGTTGGTCGGCATGTGTACCGGTGGGATTCCAGTCTCGGCTCCTCTGATCCGGACGTATTCGATGTCACCCCGCTGTACTTGGCGCCGCTGGTGTCATTGTCCGACGTAATGGGCCAGCTGCATAAGGCCAGCGACTCGGACCGACCAGCGCTGCGGGAAGCGTTGATGTCGGCCACTCAAATCCTCACCGACATGTGTTTGCCGCTTGTCCCCGCCACGGTCGTGGATCTCCTCGATGGTGGGCAGCCGACAGTTGTCCTGAGCCAGTTCCCGGTCAATTCGATTACGTCGGTGAATACCTGGGATTCCAGCGGGTCAACCGCGGTTCTTCAGGCCGGGGGCATGACTGCGCTGACGAGCGGATGGACCCTAAATGCCTCCGCTGGTGTCCTGACCAGGTACGGGTACAACTCGTGGCCGGCTGGGACCGGCAACATTCAGGTCACCTACAAGGTCGGGCCGACGATCGTCCCCGCGAACATCATCGAAGCAGCCACGATCCTGACCGCTCATA